GCAAAAATCAAACGAAAATCCCGTTTGCTAGCCTACAATGCCCCTTGTTCACTCAAGGGAAGGGTCTCGAGACAACCAACGCCTAGGGCAAATCCTCATCGGAAAGCATGGCGGTTCCATTCCAGTTTACCAAAACGAAGATGGATACAGAGACGGATGAACCCCCACTTTGGTGGAAAGTTCAACCACGCTAGATCCGACGTGGTGAGTCGAGCCGAGTAGTTAGTTCGAAAGGCCAGGATCCAATCTTAAGGGGATAAGCGATGAGCGACGAAAGTCGTGATTCCGTCGAGCAGATAAGTGACATACTACCTGCGCTGCCTGGAGAGACAGCCGTGGCGTTTATCGGTAATACGATATACGACTGGTTGCCAGACGGAGCCCGGGGATTTGTAGAACGAAACCTGTCGTTGCGGAAACCAACGTACGATGTAGCGTCGGCATTGCCGGTCGCGTCCGATCAACCGGCGATTTCGCCAAACAAGGAGCAAGAAATGGCTAAGCCACCCTTGCGTTTACCAGGCGTTAGCGGCCGTGCTGAGAAGGCCACCGCAAAGCCTAAGATGTCGAAACTCGACGCCGCGAAAGCAGCTGTCGGCGCTGCTGGTGCTGCTGGCACCGCGGTCTGGGGCCTGGATGAACTGCTGAGCTTCGCTCAGGAGCATTATCCATCCGCTTACGGTCTCGTGAGCGGCATGTTCCAGGAGCAGGGCGTTGACATCGAAAGCGACGCTGTCAAAAACGGTACCGGTAACACCCGCGCCAATGTTCTCGCCGCGTTCGCTCGCAGCGGCGTTGACGCAGCGTTCATCGGTTCTGTCGGTCTTTCCGACCAAGAAAAACTGGGAATGCTCGGCTTGATGGCCAAGTATGAACAGTCCATGGTAGCCGAAGTCGACAAGAGCCAATCGGCTCGTGTATCCACTGGCAACCAAGTCCTGGACCGTGACATCATGGTTCTGGAGCACGCTCGCGCGTGCGAACTGTTGGGTCTGACTGGCCCACGCCGCATCAAGGATCTGTACCTCCTGGTGCGTACCATCAACACCATGACCGAGGCACACGTCGAAGCTTTCGAGCAATACGAAAGTATCTTCGGCCGGGCCCGTAGCCGAGGCACTCTGTGAACATCGCCGCTCTGATGGGTGCTGTAAACGCACTTGGCCAGGCTAACCCCTTGGTCAAAAGTGTCATCGACTCTCTGATGGGGACGATGGCCAAAAACCCCGCCGCCATCCAGGAGATTTCTTCCGTTGTGGAGAAAATCGCTCAGATGAAAAACCTGAGCGTCGAAGAGCTCATCAACAGCGGCGGCCTCGGCCGTGCGTTACTGGAGAAATTCACGCAAGGTGCGGTTGTCCAGGAAGAGAAAGTGACTGAACTTCAGTCGATGTCCTGCGACAAATGCGGTCATATCCACTACCAGATGGTGGAGCAGTATCGGCCTCGTTCTCCACTCGCTCAATTGGCGGGTGTGGCAAAGGCTTCGTAATACCACCTGGTCGGGTGTTCCGACGGTGTTCCCTTCATAAATTGCCCGTTGGCAGGAGATTCATATGTTCGCTAAAAGCGTGAAAGTCACTCTGGACCGTTCCGGTACCGAGATCAAAGCCACCAAAGTCGAAGAACGCACCCTGATCGAAGGCGTCGGTGACGCGTTCACCTCGATCGTGAACGACGACATCGCAGTCGGCGGCCTGGGCGTTACCGTCGCAATGGTTGGCGCCATCGCCGGTACCGCCTACGGTGTAAACCGTGTGCTGACCGGCCGCTTCAACGCCAACCCGTTCTCCGCCGGTTAATCCGCGGTGAGCAAACAAGGCGGCGTGAAAGTTGCACAGGCAGTAGCCGCGCTGTCTTCGCCTGGTCTCAAAATCGACGGTATCGTCGGTAAAGCGACTCGGGCGGCTGTGTCATCGATGCCTAGCAGCCAGAAGGCGGCTACGGATAAGATACTGCAAAGCGCTGGAATTGGATCGCTTGACTCCCTCTTGGCTGAGCCGGCAGCAGCGACGTCCGATACCTTCCGCGAAGTGGTGCTTGCCGTTGCGCGTGAGGCAAGAAAACGGGGTCTAAATCCCGCTTTCTATGTGGCTCACATCGCGTTGGAAACTGGGTGGGGGCGTTCCGTCCCGAAACTCCCTGACGGGCGTTCCAGTTACAACTACGCAGGGCTCAAATATGCGGCGGTTAAGACGCAGGTTAAGGGTAAAACCGAAACCAATACTCTTGAATATATCAAGAGCCTACCGAAGACGGTGCGAGACTCTTTCGCAGTGTTTGCTTCGGCAGGGGATTTTTCGAGGGTGTACTTCTGGTACCTCCTCGACAGTCCGTCTGCTTATCGGTACCCCGGTCTCAAGAATGCGAAGACAGCTCAGGAGTTTGGTGACATCCTCCAAAAGGGCGGCTACGCGACTGACCCGGCATACGCCGCAAAAGTAGCGTCGATCGCAAGCACCGCCGTGGCTCGCTACGGTAGTGATGTGAGTTCCGTTGCATAGATGTAAAACCTTTCAATAGGTTAAAGTTGGGGTGGTTACCCAACCCGTCCTCCCCTTGTGGGGAGGCGGGTTCC